AATTACTACCAAATCATAACGAATATTCGAGGGTGCTTGGTTTAATACGCTCGCATACTTTAATACGTTTGATGTGCTGAAGTTATTTTCAAACACAATAAGGTAGTAAGGATTAACCAACTGAGAGCGCTCACGAAGCGTTAAAGTAATGTTGTTGACTTGATTCTTTCTTATAACAAAGTTTGCCATACTTATAACGTACAAAAAAAGGGAGCTGTTACACTCCCCCTTTATTTTTTTTGATTTTGAACGTTACGATACAAACGCCTCGGCAACCGCTGTTTGAACTTTAACCAACATAGTCGGTTCGTATTCACCAGTCAAAGTTATCGGAGCTAACTGTCCCGCTGTGCGACCTTCTTGTGTGTTCATTGTGCTTGCAGTTACGCGAAGACCTTGCTCACGACCAAGTAACCACCAATCACCATTCCAATCTTCAACCAAGGCAATCAAATCTCTTCGACCTGCACAAAGTACGCTAATTGCGTTTCGCTTGCGTGTGTCAATACGTCTGAATCCAAGCGTCAAAGTTTGGCTGAATCCGTGCGTGTCTGCTGCCAAATCTTGCACCAATTCTTGAGTGAATGAGCTTGTATCTTTCGGGAAATAAAACTCCTCAAACTGAGAGCCAACTTCAATTGAAATTGCGCTCGCAATGTTATCGGTGTCGGCTGTACCTCCCGTTGTTAAGGTTACGGATACCAAATCTTCGTAGTCCAACAACGCAACACGCTTAATCGAGCCTTGATTGTTGTCCCCGCAATCTTTCGGAATACCAACTAAATTACTACATACTGGCATAATTTCTATTTTTTTTTAGTGAGTAAATAAAGGGGAGTATATTTCAACTCCCCTCAATTAATTAGAATGTGTGCAAGTAGATTTCGTTTGAGTTAACATACGATGGTTGAAACTTGAAGTCGGCACGAATACCAATTGAACGCTCCAAAGTTGTCCCCATAAAGTCAACTGTGTTGAATCCAACTTCATCAGACATCAAGTCCATCACGTTAACCAAGTTCTCCCAGTAAGTACAAATGATTGTATTGTCAGACGCACCATCGGCAAGATAAACTTGACGACCTTGGAAACGCATTGTTTCAGCCTCAAGGTAGTACAAACCACTTGCTTTGTTATCCGCTACGATGTCAGCCAAAGCATCATAAACGTTTTGCGAAACGATGTAAACGAAGTCAGAACGCTTACGGATTGCTTTAGGCACTACGTTTCTCGCTTGTGTCAACTTCGCAATTACGTTAGCAGACGTTACAGCCGAAGCTACACCACCGTTGCCTGCTGTTGGGAACAATACGTTACCATCAACTGCCAACAATGTTTCCAAACCATCAACGCCATCCGTAGCCAAAACGCCTTGGAACGTCAACAATTCCATGTCTTCTTGGATGCGTCTTTCAATTTCAGAATAAAAGAACGTCATAAACGCAAATTGGTCGCTGAAGTTGTTTGACCCTTTTGCAAGTTGGTCTGACATGAAGGCAATCTCCAATGAACGAACATCGAACTTAGTACCCCACATCAAAGGCTGCACCACGTACTCTTTCTGAACTACAGTTGTGTTATCAGGGTTAAATACCGCAGCATAAGGCTTGATGTTTATGCCAGTAGTAGTAACACCACCAAGTTTCACGCGGTCTTTCACGCCAAGCAATTGACGGAAGTTTGTGCGTGATGCCTCGTCACCAATCATGGCACGTGTGAAATACTCCTGCGCATTTGTAGCGTAGTTCGCTGAGGCATCAACGGTCATTGCCAAGTTGGCATTAACGCCCTCAGTTGAAGATACTCCATTTATGAAGTCGCTTGCAGATAGTGAGATTGACTTCTCACCAAAGTTGAATGTAACGGTTTCGTTATTTTTCATTTTTTATTTGTTTTTAGTTTTTACTTCTTAACGCGGCGATTGAACGCCACAATGAACCACTCATTTGTACTTCGACATCTTCAACGGGTGCTGGTGTTTCAAGCATTGCGCGAAGCGTTGCTATTTCAGTAACCATTTCTCCCATCTGAGATTCTAATTTACTCACTCTTTCGTCCTCCGCTGGTGCTTCGGGTGTTGGTATTACCGCTTCCATTTCTGTTACGGGCTTAGGCTCTTCCGTGTGAACAGACATCTGTTCTTCTGGTTTCACCTCTGTGTGCACTGTCATTGATTCAACTGCGTTTTCAGCAACCTCTTCAATAACTTCTTCTTGTTGCTCTGTTACCTCTTTAGTCGATAAAACCTCACCACCTTGCACTACGTAAATAGTGCCATTGATTAAGTGCTCGCCATCAGGTAACACAACTTTTTGTGTTTCTGCCATTTGTACTAATTTAATTATATTTAAAAACCTTTCTTTATCGCTTTCGATAAACATTTCCTTTGGAATGCTATCTAAGTTTTTTACCCAACTCATCGCTTTATGCTCATCGCTTGGAGTGAATGTTTGGTTTGTTGTTACAGCAAAATAATGCGATTTACTACCGTTTGAATTTTCAATCGTTTGAATAAATCTTGCATCTGTTTCATTTATACCCGTTTCTTCTCTAAGTTCACGTAATGCGCCTACTTTAATATCTTCCCCTTTTTCAATTTTACCGCCCGCAAAACAAATTTTATTGGGTTCGTAATCGTCATTTTCATCCCTCTGCAAAATAAGAAATTCACCTTTTTTATTAAAAACCACAACATCACCAAATTCTTGAATAGCTGACATTTTTATGATTGATAAATTGATAAGCGCTTCAATTGAATACGCGTGTTTCTTATTTAGCTTAATTTCTTTTTTCCAGTATTCTTTGTCTGTGATTTGGCTCATCACCATCCAAGTTCCCACGGGGCATCTTTGTATGTTGAAACCATAGTCAGTATACGCCTTGTCGTTTTCGTCTTCGATTTGCCACTCGTCCAAAATGTAGCTCGGTGCTATGCCTCCATCGTGGGTATCTTTGAACAAGTTTTTACTCATTAAGATACCTTTTTGATGGGCTATTTCGCGAAGTTCCGTTATCGTTTCTTTAGAAAATATCATGTAGTACCTTCCAAGTTCATCATTGCGAAATACTTTCTTTTCAGGAATAAGCAACGGAGCAACTACCTGCATCTTCTCGTCTTTAGACAAATACGCATTTAATGTTGTTGCATCGGTGTCATCTAAACGTGAAACAACGCGCGGCACGAAGCCCACCTTGCGCACTTCATCATCTTCGTAGTCTTCATAATAGATTTGGCGCTTCCATACGTGTCGGCATCCATACGAACCTTTGTAATCAAATATTGAGTAGTTGCCAAACTCAGGATTGGATAAACCGTTTTGTATTTCTTCTTCAGTGTAGATTCTGCTTAAGGATAACACCTCAGCGCAAAAGGTTCTATTTCTATCGTCACGCGGTCCAAAATATTTGTATCTAACAAGCCACTGACCGCCACCTTTCGGGTCTGATAAATCATTATAAGATTCGCGGCTTGTAGGGTCGGTAGTTAGTTGAACTTCCTTTGCTGCTAAGTATTCTTCGTCAGTAACTTCTCGCCAATGTGATGGAACTTCTTGACCGCATGATTTTAAGTAGTCTAAAATTTTCTTTTGGATATCTTCGTCGGCAACAATGCGCGAATCATGAGCGTTTAAATAGATACCTATTTCCTCAATTGCAGGGTCTTCTACAAACGCAATATGGTGCATTCCATCAGCGTTTCTGCCTTTGTCGTGCGTTGGTTTTAGGGTAACGTAATATTCTGCAATCTGCTCCACGCTTATAACGTAGAAAGACTGTTTTTTGTTACGGATTTCAAATGAGTAAGTTGATTAAACACCAGATAAACATTCATTCGTAGCACGTCCTCAAACTTGGTTACATCGTTATCAGTAAGCGTGTTGAGAATGTTCATCCATTGGTCACCGCTATTTTGCAAGCGTTTCTTTTCTTGCTCAATAACTTGCTTATCATCTTCGTTGCTTTCATCCATTCCCTCAAACGGGTCAGCAAATAGTTCGTAAGAATTAAAGAATGTTTGTCGCCATTTAAGGTACTTTTGCACCGCTCCGTAAACATCCGAAATTTCGCACTCCTCAATTAGTTCGGCACGATGTGAAACGTTTATGTGTTCGTATGGCTCAGGCTTCGTGTCGTATAATCCACCACCAGAATCATGTAGGTAAATTGATGCAACTATCTTACAGAAATTACCTTCCCAATCCTCAGACACCATCGTTTCCAAATCAATGAACTGCCCGAATGTAAGTTGCTTGAACGGAATTAATTTCAAGTCAATACCCAAATCAATAACGTCTTTGTTATTGTCGTTAACTTGTCCTAAATGCTGAATCGTTTTAAACCGTTTGATTAATTCACTTGATGGCAAAGTTTCAATTTCCTCTTCAGGTGTTTCTGTTAAGATAGAAACGAATAGAATCATGCGCGAAATAAACCCCTCAGCAATAGCCTTATTGATTTGTTTCCACTGCCAAACTTTCATTCAGTTGCTTTGTGTTTTGAATGAACAAATCGGTCATCTTAACCAGTACGGGAGTTGATACGTCAGCCATGACATTAGCGCCAAATATTTCAACTTTGTGCTTAATGTGCGCAGGGTCGTTATGCTCTTTGATTGTCAATTGTTCATCTTCATAAGCAATGGCAAACAGATACACCAAACCGTTACTGTTCGTGATGTTCTTTTCAACTAATGACACCGCTCGTGCGCTTGGCTCAGGATTGTAAACATATTTGCGCCCGTTCACCTCGATTGTTTTCTTGATTTTTTTCGGTGCATCCTTTTGGAAATTGTCAGCGAACTGTTGGATATTGGTAAACGAAATAACATCGGATAATCCTTTATCGCCCAAAATATCAATCACTTTCAAATAGGTATCGACCTTGTCTAAAATAGTGCCATCTTTTAAGATTATAGCAACTTTTGACATCTCCAAAAGCGTTATTTCCTTTGGTAAGTTTCTCAACTTGTATTCTTGACTTCCTTTTGTATACTTAATCATAGTCTTAATTTTAGCCCAAAGATACTGCATTTTGCAACATAGCAACACGGTTGCCAGTGTTTTGTATGTCGGTATAATCCACAACGGATACCCTATTCACACCGCTCATTGGTTGGTTATTTTGGTTGTTTTGAAACATATTAATCTGCGGGGTGTTTTGTGCTTGTCCCATGCTTGCGCTAATTGGTGGCGTTCCTCCTCCACCACCTCCGCCGCCTCCGTCGCCGCCGCCGCCTGCGAAAATACTTTTTGCGCCTGAAATACCAGTTGCTGCAATTGTAGCAATTCTTAAACCCGCTCTAATTTTACTGACAGCGTTCATCTTCAACAGTTGTGCCGCCCCTGCTGCTCCAAAAGTTACTGCATTGGCTGGGTTCAATGCTGATGTTGCCGCGTTTGCCGACAGCTCTTTCATCGTGTTTATAACCACGTTAGCAATCGCAACTCCCTTTTCTATACCTAATGCAGCTAATGCAACTCCTTTGCTTTTACCTCCAACTGCTTTTAACAAATCAACCGTTTCATTTGCTATTCCTAAAACCGAATCTTTCAAGTATGTTTTTTGAGCAATTTCCCAATCAACCAATTTTTTTACATCTTCACCTTCTTTATCTGCTTGGGCTTTTTTGATTGCTGTAATATCAGCGGCTAACTGCTCTTCACCCATCTTTTTTCTAAGATTGTACTCTTCTTGAGTGATAGCTTCAGTATCTAATTTTTCCTGTAATAACCTTTGTTCTTCATCGTATTCAGCTTGTTTCAAATCTAACTTACCTTGGAAATCATCTTCTCCAACCAACATAGCATTATACTCAAGTTGCAAGGCGTTCATGTTTGCTAAGTGAGCACGTTCTTTATTCTCCTTTTCTTTTTCTTTTAAATCATCAGCCGCTTTTCTTTTGTTTTCTATTTCTAATATTTGAGCATCAAAAGAAGCATCTATTTTCAATTTTTCTTCGGCAGTTGCTTGTTGATAAAGCAATGAAGATTCCATCTCTTTTTTAGCCCTTTCAACTTTTCTGACTAATAAAGCATCTTCTCGTTTATCAGCGTCAACAATAGCTTGGTCTTCTAAATCTTCTAAGAATACAATTCTCGCTTGTTCAGCGGCTATCAATTCTTTTCTTCTTTGTTCGGCTTTTTGTGATGCCTCTTTTGCTCTTCTATCAGCTTCTTGGGACGCTTTATCAGCGGCTTCTTTGCTGGCTTTTAAAGCATCTTCATCAGCCTTTGTTTTGGCAATTGAAGCATCAGAAATTTGTTTTGCAAAATAAGACAATGATGCGGTCTTTGCTTTGTCATAAGCTAACTGCAAATCCAATACCAATAAGCGCTGTTTCTCTAATTCTTCCTCCGTTATTTCGGAGTTGTTTTTCATTTGGTTCAGCGTGCTTTGCGCTAAAGTCAAACTATCCTGAGCGCCCTTTTGCTTAACGAATAACAGTTGCTCTTCCTTCTTTCTAATCTTCTCTAAATCCTCTTCCGTTCCCGTGCTTCGCGCTTTAAGCAATTCCAACTCATTCCCAACTTGCGCCTCTAAAATTTTACCTCGTTCGTCAATTGCTTTAGCAGAATCTTCATAGGCTGTTTTTATTTTTTCGGCTTCTTCTTCTGCAGCTTTTGACGTTAATCCAATCGCATCGGTGAGCGCATAAAAACCATCAATAAGCAAATTAATCGGAATCATTAACACGTCCAAAATCTTTTGTAGTACGCCTATCTTGTGCAGGAATACTACAACCGCCGCCACAATAGCCACAATCGCAGCGACTAACAAAAAGATAGGATTCGCCAGCAACGCAATGCCCATCTGAACAAACTTAACCGTCAGCATACCAACCGCCCTACCTAACTGCATCACAACACCACCAAATGCAGCAAACTGCGAAGCCATCGCAGCGGGGTTTAAATTCGTTATCGTGTTAGTCAAAGCCTTAGCGGATGTCGCTGCCTTATCAAAGTCCAAGTTCATCAAAGCGCCTTGCACCCCTCCGATGCTGTTTTTCATTTTCTCAAATGGTGAACCTGCTGCAAGTTCAGTAACCTGCTCGTTCACGTCCATCATTTGGTCTTTGAGTTCAGCGGTTTTTTGAATCGCTGCTTGTAGCGCCTTCTCGTCAATTATCTCGGCAGTTGCTAATCGTTGCGCCTCTAATGTAGCTTCGCGAAGTTGCTGCTTTAATGACTTTACGGGTGCATCGTCAACTTCTATCTTGTATGATATTACTCTTGTTTCGCTCATCGGTATATGTTTAAATTGATTGTCGTGTTGGCTAATACGGTAACATCAACAATTTGCCCGATTAAAATTTTCACGCCAAACGTGTAAGGCACTGTGTTCACTTCTATCGTTTCAGTTGTGGATGTTGTTAAAAATGTAACCGATTCAATAATAAAATTAAACGCTGCTACAAAAGTAATCGTGAGTGTCGATTCTAAATCTAAGGTAATGACATCTTGGTTGACATTCCGATTGCCTACAACCGTGCTGCGCTGTGAAACAACTGCATCATCACTTAACACAATCGAACCAGCCGACCCTGCCTCGCATCTGTTATTGTTGCCCATCACTCGGACGTTTGGTGATAATACCGTGTTTCTGTTGCCCATAATCGTAACGTCTGGCATGGTCACGAAATTATAACCGCCTTGTATTCGTGTGTTTGGCGACATGATTATGTTCGTGCTTTGATTCACTTGTAGTAAAAAATCATTCGTGACGATAGTGCTATTCGGAAGCGTTCCCGTGCCTATCACGGTAGGTAGTTTCAAGTCGCTTTCATCGTCTAAGGTGATAAGTTCCACCCGTGTAAGAGTGCGCTTTCCTGCGTTGTATTTGTCAACTTTGTTGATGTAGAACCATCCGTTATCTTTTATCCAAATCTTCCAATTCAACTGCCTTGCAACCCGTTGGAAATCCACCTCAGTTAGGTCGAAATAACCGACAAACATTTTACCGTTATTCAAGTTTGTAACCTCGCGTTTATGGTGCAGGAAATATAAATAGTTCGTTGTTTGCCCTTGCTGAGTAGGATGGAATAAGTACTTAGGCGAATCAAAACAAATACTAAAATTCGGAGTTTGGTCATTGTCGAACATTGACGTATGCAAAGTTTCAATTACGTTTTGAGCAGTCGTATCAGGTAGCAACGAATCATATAACATCATTGTGTTACATGGCACTAATCCGTTATTCAATAACACCCTCGCGTTCATATCGGGGTCTATTCCGTTAATTGATGGGAGCGTTAATCCTATCGCGCTTTGAATGTTTGGTGTTGGTGAATAGATTAATTGATTCACGTCTTCGCCACGCTTGTATTGGTTATCTAAGGTTAACTGCGCTTCACCATACACCTCTTTTATTTGCGTTTGATACGCTGTGTTTAAAGTGTCCTTGTCTTCTTTGTATGTATAAACCTGCACTCTGTTAATATCGTTGCTCAGGAACGTGATATTGTTTTCAATATCCTGCGCTAATTTCTGAGTCCAATCCCACTCAACACCTGCATCTAAGTAGGCATCCCTTGTGCTAATTATAATGTTTTGTTCGTTGTTTGGGTCTGGCTCTAATAGTAAATTATAAGTCTTTATGATTGTAGAAATGAAATCTTTTTGCTTAATCTTTTGCGGTATAAAAGCTGAAATATCCACAACCGAACCGCTTATCAATTCCTCTATGTTTGGTATGGCTTGGAATGTAAGGTCGTTTATTTCAATATCAAACTCTAAGCGAACATTGTTAGTGCCTGTATCTCTAATCTTATATCCCATCTCCTCGTTATATGACTGAGGCGTTGACCAAGGCCAAGTGAAAGGAGTCGTTCCAACTGGCGAAACAACTACGTCATTATTGTTATAATAAGCTCTTGCAAATATCAAAGGCGTTACCACAAATGTTTCATTCGCATCCATCAAACCAAGTTGCCCCGTGCTTGCAATTTGAGTAGTACCTAAATCAACCCATCCACCTGCTCCGCCCGTAAACGTCTGTGTAATTGAATCCCAAACATCAATAGGTGTGCCTACGTCCAAAATTAACACTTTGCTTGGTGTAGTAGTAGATTGTATAACTAAACTGCAATACAATTCTACTCTTGAAAAAAAAGCAGTTTTTTGAACAACAAAACCACTCAATAAGGTATTTGTGTCATCGTAAGCCCTGCATCGAGTAGTTACGCTGTAATTTGATAAGAATGTAAATGTACGTTCAGCGCCTGCTAAGTTCACCAATTCATCTGCACTGGTGTCCCATTGGGCTTGTGTATCCTGCAAGATGTTTAGTTCAATTCGTTGCTGAGTTGATGCGTATGATTGCAATGCACTTGGGTAAATATTAGTCGGGCTTGGTAGGTATCCGAAAGGCATGGTCTGTGCTATCAACTCATCGTATGTTTCCTGCTCACCAATAACCTTGTATTGGTTCTGCAGCACCGCTGAAAGTTGTGGGTTTTGACCTTTGCCATTGTAGGGGACTATCCGCCTATCCATCCGTAAGGTCGAATCATTGAACTGGGTGAACTCAAAGGTATAACCATGCATTGCGAATATCTTTTTAAAATACTCGTATTCAAACAATGCAGGCTTGAAATCTCTTAGCGTATAAACATTATCTTGCTTGGCGAATGGTGGATAACAATACCCTTCTTGGCTATCCTGCCATGAAGATATAATCTCAGCACGGTTAAATGTATGGTTATATTCAGGAAAACTCAAATCGGTCAACTCAAAGTCAGCCATTGAATTAAAGAAATTCGCCACCTCGTCGAATACAAATACGCTGTATGTAATCTTTTGCTCGTTGTTTGAACGCCCTTTGTTTATTCTCTTAATTTCCAACAATTGAATGAAGCCATTAAACACCTCAACATCATTCTGAATAATACTGCACTCTGTTTTGATGTTGCGATTAAACGTATCGTTTTCTAAATCCACATCGAAATACAGCCCTAACAATGTTTGGTTGTTTGCGTTTCCCTGCACCTCGATGGATTGGCTAAAACCGCCAGACCTTTGCCCACGCTTCAGAATGTCATTGAATGACACCGTTATCGGGAAGTCAACATCAACCTCAAGAAAGCCCGTTGCTAATTGTATTCGTGTCATTTATCCGTTAATTTCGTCTTGGGTACTCATTCTGAACTGAATCGCTAAGTTACGCTGCTTTGACGTTCTTTGACGTAGCAAATCAAAGTTACTCGATGTTATAACTATCCTTTGCTGTGGCGCTCCGTTTATGCTCACAAACGCTTGTGGTGTGCTGAGTAACTCCCTCATGTAGTAGTATTCTGTTTGGCTCAACTGCCCTGAGTTAACCGTATAAGAAAGCGTTTCTTCAATGTGGTATGAATCCATACCCGCATCCAAAAGACTGTAATCGTTTGGTAGTTTTCTATTCAATTCGGAACGCTCAACACTTGCACTAATTGCATCTGCTTTGTAGAATGGTATCGTGATATACGAACCTAACCTATCCATAAATGTGATGTCGTATTTGTCAAAGAAATCACACTCAGAATAAAGCGTAATAACCCTTGTTTGGCTCATCACGGTCAAAGCAGACGTTCTAAGTGTCAATTCATAACTTGTTGATGCTGCTACTAAAGCATCAATATCGTCTGTATTTGCCACCCAGTTCGCCCCATCATACCATTGTTCAATATTAGCATTCGTAGGCACTCCGTCAAACTGAACCACCGTACCGCTTGCAATCTGAAAACGGTATAAGTCACCTTCCAAGTTGAAGACCGCATAACGGGCTGCGCTTGGCTTTCTGCAGGCGAACTTTGTCATGGTGTTGCGCGATATACGAACACCGTTTGGAAGCGTAGTGAGTAGCTTCTTTGTAGTCCCATCAATAAGGTAGTCGGCTGCTAAATAGTTAGGGAAGGAAGCGAAACCAAACGCACCGCGAAACGCTGTGAACTGGCTTGTTGTTAGACCCGTGAATCGAGCCTTTAATCCGTTGGCATATCCTATATCACCTGACGTTGTTATGATGCCACCACCAACCCAAGGCAAATCTATAACCAAATACCAAACACCGCCTGCAAGGTACTTATCCAAAACAGTATGGATGCCTTCAACAGCAGCGTTAACCACCGTATCTTGTTGAACGTTTATCAAATCTCCTGCGCTAAATGGTGGTTCGGTTGCGCTTGTTAGTTGTGTTTTCACACCGCCATCGGGGTTGATTGTAAGGTTGCCAAAGTTCGGCCACGTAAACAATAGCCCACCACTCGCTGCAAGTGCCAAACTAAACGGATGGTTAACAAAATACTCTTCATCAATTTGAAGCGTGTAATTCACAAAATGCCCCGTTGCATTGTACGTGTCTAATAGTTGGAAGTCTTTTCTCAGCAAAGATTGGACTACCTTTGCAATGTCAACTTCACCATACAACGTATTCGGCAAAGGACGTATTTTGTAAGTCGCCACGATTGCACTACTTACAATGACATCCACGACATATCTGAATCCGTTTTCTGCCGAATCATCTGAATCAAAAACGAAATAAGATTGATTATATGCTGGGTGAAATACCTCTGGTGAACTAATTAATGTAACTGCCATTATTGAAATTGTTGGTCTATTCTATACTCGAAAATAACTTCTATTAATTTATCTATTTGCTCAACGACCTTTTCGCGCTTACTAAACGCATCGGATATGTTTCGCGGTATTGTTCCTCCCATCCATTTTCGCGCCCTCCGAACATCAACACCACCTTCTGCCCATTTCTTACCATCAAGCCCTATTCCATGAAAATAGAACGTCGAATCAATATAGTAACTAACTGAATCTGTGTCTTCATTCCACTTCAACTGCACTATCTTTGACACGTTTTTCATGCGTCCCGTGTCGACTGCTTTCTGGCGTATAATCTCCTTTTTGATTTCGGTATTCAACACTCTCGTTGCTGTCCCTTGTCTGCGATATACGTCTTGAATCGTTGCCATACTTATAACGTACTTAATTAGCGTTTGTTTACCAAATCATTCGCGGTGTGTCGGGTGCGTATGTAACCGTTTGAAAGTAATAGCGCACCGCATCTAAAGCATGGTTATACGCATCAATAGGTTTGTTCGTTGCACTTCCATCCCTATCAGTTGCCCATACATAAAGCCTCAACTCTTTGATTAAGTTTAGGCTTCGTTTTGTTACTCGCAAATCTAACTCCTGCATTCTTGAAACGCCATAGATAACTGAATCAGCGCCTTTCTTTGCGTCAATGATTCGCCATCCCTCAACTCTTAACTCTGCGTTTGATTTCATTTCGGCACTATCAGCTACAATAGACTGAAAAGCATCCACACCCAATGAACGCATCAAAGCGCTAATCTGTTGATTTAATAATCCCGTTTGGTATATCAACTCATCTAAGTAGTAAACACCATCAGCGTAGTGAATAGCAACCAACGCGGTGGGGTCGTTTCTATATCCGTAGTCTAATCCATAACCAACTAAACGAGCGTGTTCAGGAACATAATCGCATTGCTTCCAATTCTCGAACACAACGCCCTGCAAACTACCTATTTCGCCATTCACATAAACCCGTACCCAGTTAGCCCAATACTCACTTGTTTTGGCTTTCTCCTCTGCTTTCTTAAATTCGTTTATAATTGACGCTTCAAGCGCTTCGTTGTCACGGTAGGTAAGGATTATGAAGTCCACATCGGGCTGGTTCTGTAACTCAGTATGCGCCCAAAATTCAGCAGTTGGATTAAAGTCAATGTAAATGAACTCCCTTGTTCTAATGGCTAATTGATAGTATGTTTCCCATGCTACATTGTTCGCCTCATTCACAAATAACACGTCACGCCTTGCGCCTCGCATCTTGTCCGGTTGGTCGCCACTAAAAAACTCGATAAATGAACCGTTTGGAAAGTAGTAGGTTAATGTTGATTTATTCCATGCTGAATAATCCATCAAGCCCACCCACTCCATTATCTTAACGAAGTCGCGCATCGCGCCACGTCTTAAATGCGGGATGCTTTCAGATACTATGCTTATTTCTTTGCCTGCGTTCTTGTTTGCGTAGTCGATTAGAAAGGGTATAATAGTGAACGTTTTTGAACTCGATGAACCACCTTGTACAATGCGAACACGTTTGCGAAGTGCTGCAATTTTATCCTGCGCTGTCGTCTTCCTTAACATCTATTTCGAGCCCTTTGAATATCTCTACATTATGCACAGTTTGGCTAATTTCTTCTTTTGGCTTACCATACACCCTATCGAATAACACATCGAGAATATGAATACTGCCCTTCTCAAAATCACGTTTCGCTTTCTTGGCAATCAAAGCAACCCAAAACGGTAACTCATCATTCGCAGCCAAATCCATCAACTCTTTTTTTGTCTTACCCAAAATAACTTGAATAATATCCTGCGTTTGCGTCTTGCTCAACTTCAAATTATGCTCAGAAAAAAAGTAATCCGCCAGCACGGTTTCAATTTTCTTAGGGCGCCCGTT